CTCTCAAAACGGTATCTCGTCGCCCAGCTCAACGTCAAACGTGCTGTTCGCTGGGCCGATGCACCGCGTCACCTTTGCTTCGGGAAACTGTTTCAGCGTCTCCGCGATGAACTCGCTACTAAAGTTATTCCCGAGAACGATTGCTGCGTCGATCATATCATACACCAACCACTCTGGATGTTCACGCCTTATGCCGGCCGCGTCATGTAGCGCTATGCACACGATGTTGCCGCTGGCAATCTCGATGCAGTATGCGTGACGACCCACCGGCTGATGCCCGTTAGCCTCCGCCTCTGCCTCCAGCACGTCCCAAGCGCGTATCAGCTGCGTCGCGATCTGGTTGACCGCCACAACGTCATCCTCTTCCACCTTCGCCCTCAACGCGTCATACGCCGCCTCAAAACGTCCAGCGAGCTCAGGGCTCACGAGACCCGGCAGACTGTCACCCCACTTCAACGTCTTCTCCCGCGCCTTACGATCTAACGGCGCCAGCTGACCATCTACCTGCCTCGAGATCGGCTTGCTCTGCGTGCCAGTCTCAAACGTCCCACGGTCTTTACGCGCCTTCGCATATCCCGCCTTTGCTTTCCCACTCACCTTCGTTGCCATGATACTACTCCCCCTTCGCTGCCAATGTTAACCACACCCAATTTAAAACGCCACCACACACCACACCACACCACGCTATACAATAGCGGGTGGTGGTGTGGAACGTGAAATGGCCTTATTCTCCACACTCTCCACACCTCCCCACACCACAAGTGTGGTAAGTGTGGAAGTATTAATGCAACAGCTCCGCACCACTGCGCACCTCCACCATCTGGCCGTCGAGGCGCACCAATGCGTGCTCCAAGCATTGCATGGTTGCCACGATAACTTCCTGCACGCGCATCCGCTCCTCGACGGTGCGCGGCTGCATGAGGCCCGGTTCAAACTCGATGGCGCAGGCTCTGAATATGTCGGACCAGTAGATCGCCATGATGAGATCCTCGTCCTCGAGATCCATTGCCGCCTTGTCATCGAATTCCGTCACAGCGTCTTCGCCCCCTTAGACAGATTATCCTTGGCCCACAGTGGCTGCAAATTCGTGTAATTGAAACACTCGCGTTGCTGTTCTGCGTCTGTCAGGTCAAACGAAGCGCACGGCTTGATGTGGTCTATGTGCCACTCGCCGTGATTGTCCCACGTCATGCCGTCTGTGAACTGCGCCTCTAAGTGCTGGCGTAGTTTCGGCACAGAGCAGCCCACGAGCTGCATTGTTTTTCGTGACTTCTCTCCGCCGCCGCGTGTGACCGCAGCCCTCACCCTAGCGCGCAGCACGCCCCTAAGTTTAAAATCTATGTCGCCTTCCGCGCGCTTTGCCATATAGTTTCGCATGTAGTCACGATGGGTGTCCGGGTTGCGCGCACGACTGTTCTGCCAGCGCTGCCTACGTTGAGCCTGCGTCATCTTCTGGTAGGTTTCGCTAGAGCGATCTACGCATTTTTGACGGTACTCCGCGTCGGTTTCGTACCTCTTCTTTCTGCGCTTGTTTTGACCAGCATTATATGCCCCGGCGTTGCGAAGCTCCCACGCCTGCCTGCCATCGTTCAAATTGCACCGCGTCGAGCAGAATTTCTTTTTCCGCCCCAGCGTGAAGAAGTTGCAGCACGTCTTATACCCACACGCCTTAATCATAGACCGGCCTCCTCGCCTGTGATCCACGTCCCCACGACCACCACCGGCACTTCACGCCCCGTGCGCTGATCCTTCTCACGCTCGATGCGCAGCACGTCTGTCTCGATCCACTTCTTGACGATTGCGTTGATCTTGGCCTTCTCGTGCTTCTTGTCCACGTCCAGCCCGAGCACTTCGGCCACGATGTTCCCGACCCACTGCTTTGCCTGCGGGTTCTGGCGCATAAACTCGCCGCGCTGGGCGCACTGCCCGACGTCACGCTGCACCTTCATCGCGTCCTTAGCGCTCACCCCGTCGAAAAGGTCAGGCATAGAGAACTCGGTCGCGACCCCGACATATTCCCCGTTTGGCAGCTGTACGCCGACCATGCGCCTGTACACTGCCTTCGCTGCCGGCGGGGCCATGTTAGATTTTCCGTCGTCGACACGGAAGATGCCCAGCGCCTCGGTCTCCGACACGCCCAGCTTGAGCGCATCCTCCATAGAAACGCGGTTTATGACGCGAGCTGCGCGGGCTGCGCCGATAAGGCTGCCTGCTCCCCGTATGCTGTCGACCGTGGCGTCATCTCCGTTGCCCTTGCGTATGTGGTGCACTAGGGACGCGGCGCAGTCTGTAACGTCACACACGGCACGCACAGCCCCGACGGCGGCGTTCATTGCGACGTTGTCATTCTCTGACACGGCTGTAGCAGCAACCCAAGGATCTATACTGACCAAACCGATTGCGTTGTCCGAAATCTTGGTCGTCAGATAGTCGACCAGCGCGTCGTCGACGGTAATGCCCTCGCGATCCTGTCTGGCGAAGATTATGTTCATGTCGCGGCCCGCATCCAGAAATAGCTTTCCCCGGATTTCGTCTGCCGTGACGTTGTAGTGCATCATGGCCGCCGCAACTCTACGCTGAAGCTCCTCGAGCGGATCTTCGAGGTTGATGATCCACACGTTGCACTGCTCGTGCACGGGCTCACCGAGTAGCGGCCGACCGGTGCAAATTGCCAGCGCCTCCACGATCTGCATAGACGTCTTGCCCACGCCGCCAGCCGATGCCAGCACGGACACGTTTGACCGGATGTAATGCTGGCCGTAAATCCAGCGCCGCGCCGGTATGCTCGCCGGGTCGATTGGATCGTATGGCGTCGGGTAGCTGCGCTCTGACTGCGCGATCTCGGCCTGCACCTGCGCGACCGGCTTGGCCAGCGCCAATGCCTCACGCAATTTTTGCGCCCCAGCCTCACGAATGTAGTCGTTTGCATCCTTGACGCCGTCGACGCCCAGCATGTCGAACCGCACGACGTGCACGTCGGTGCTGCCGTCGCCGCGCAGCACGTCGGCCACCGCATCCACGTCGAGGTCGGGGTCGGCGCAGATCGTCACGTCGGATGCACGCGGCACCGGGTATGTTGACATGCCAGCCTTGCCAAACGTGCACACGACTGTCGCCTCGTCTCCGACCGCTTGGTAGACGCTGAGCGCATCCTCTGGCCCCTCGGCCATGATGATGACGCCGCCCTCGTGCTCGTCTCCGATCCGCATGACGTTGCCTGCGATCACGCCGCGGCTGTATTTGCTGATCCCGTTGTGCTCTCGCTTCTGGCCCTCAGCTGTGAGCAGCACGCTCTGCACGCCGCACACTTCTCCGCTTGGACTGAGCGCGGGAAACATGATCGCGGGGCCGTCGTATATATTCGGGTTAAACCGCGCCGCATGCGAGGCTGTACTGGCCCTCAGACCCCGCGAGTTGAGGTAGAGCAGCGCCGGACGCACGGCGTCGACGTTGTCACGCGAAATTGTGACGCCCCGCTCCCAGATCTCGCGCGCCTTGCGCATCTTGTCCGCGCGGCTTTCGTCGTCACGCGCCAGCACCTCCTTGGCGGCCAAGCGCGTCATCAGGCGCTCAAACTCTGACGGCGTGTACGGCAGCGCGTCGGAGTTTTCGAGCTCCTTTGGGCTGTCGCCGCCGCGCTTAAATCCGCTGCCGATTGTCGCCTTGATCTCGTGATCTTGCAGGCCCATGTTCTTGGCCGCGCTGTGCAGCTCCATTAGTGCCGCGTCTAGGTTTGCCGGCGCCATGTGCGCGTGGCGGCCTATGCTGAATGCGGCCTTGTTTAAAATTTCGTTGCGGCTTCCCTTGATTGCACCGGCCACGTCGGCCAGCGCGCTCTCCGCTACTTTGCTAAAGTATCTCTCGCTCATCTTCCCACCCCTTTGTTTGGCCGCCCACCGAGGCAGGCGGCCACGTTATCAGAAACCGAAGTTATTATCGGCTGCCGGAGCTGCGGCTGGAGCCGGAGCTGGTGCGGGCGCCATTTCGGGTGCCGCTGCCGCCGCCGGGTGTTCAGCGCCGTTCTCTGGGACGTTAATCCATTTCGAGATGTTGAAGCCCACGTCATATGACGTGCCCTTGCCGATCACGATTGGTGTTGAGCTTGTGACCTGCACGATTGGGATTTGCGTCGCAAACTCGGGAGCCTGCTCAGCTTGGTTGTACAGTTTGGCGATGAATTGCCCGAGGCCATACGAGTTGCCGCTGAACGAAGCCTCACGACCGTCGACCAGCCAGCACTTGACCTCGAAGCCCTGCTTGTAGACCTCGCTTGGGCGCGGGATCTGCTCGGAGGGTGACGGCCAAGGCTGCCAGTCGCGCACGCCGATGTCGATGTGCAGCCAGCCGAACTGTACGTTTTTGATGTCTACCGCGAAGCCGCGAGACATGTCGATGTTCTCGTCGCCGGCCTCCGTCTTAACCCACCAACGGTTCTGCGGTAAATTTGATCGTATGAATAGTGAGCTCCCAGAACCCTCTGAACCTGATCCGAATGATATTGGCATATGTTGTCTCCTAGACTATGGTTGCCGTTTCTCAGTCAATCTGACTGAACTTAAATGAGTAGCGCGGAATTTGGATCGTTTTCAAGTCCCCAAAGTCGTAACCCCACTCGTTGCTCTCGCTCGCCTTGCGATATTTCTCGAGAGCGTACTGCACTGCGGCCTTCCCCTCGTCGAGGCTGGCCCAGTCCAATTCGTATATGCCCACTAAGTGTGGACGCGTCTTTTGAACCGCTATGAAGATGAAGCGGTCTATCTCAAAGCCGGCATTTTCCATACACCGGCGGTAAAACATATCCTGTACGTGATACCCCAGATTGGCGACTTGGCGTCCAAAGCCCTCGGGGTCACTCGCAATAGTCGTCTTGAGATCTATCAGCGCGCCAATATCACGGCGCCAACCGTCCGGCCGGCAGCGCATGTCGACGCCTGTTGACGGATCTTTGCTGAATATACTGGCCTCGCAAACAAGGTCGCCGCTGAGTAGTTCCGCGGCTGCACGATTTGACCGCACCGCCTCAGCCATGTCAGCGGCTAGGCGGTAGTCGCTTTCCGTCAGCAGCAAAGCGCCAGCCTCCTCAGCTTCGAGCTTCTTGCGCTTCCAGTCGAGCCCGCGCCGCGTCTCCGGCCCGCACCACACGTTTTCCGCGTTGTGCGGCTCAAATACCATAGTGTGTGTTGCTGTGCCTGTGTCGAAGGCTGGGTTGCTCTTAAACTCGCCGTATTTGAACTCAGCCAGCGAGCCCAGCGCAATCTTCTTAGCGCCGCTGGCGCTGAGCGACGGCTCTAGGTGATACGCCTCGTTTATCATGTCAAGTTTTACGGTCATCTTTTGCCCGCCAAAATCTCCGACACGCGGCCAATGTTTACGTTGAACATGTTGGCAATGCTCTGCATTGACGCGTCTGGGTTTTCCTTGGCGTAATACCACACCATAACCCTCTTTTCCTCAGTGACGACTTCTGACGCTGGAGCCGCCTTACGCGTGTACTTCTCACGCGTCATATATTTCAACGCCGAATTGATATATGCGCGCACGTCGCTAATATCATCCACGTCTAAAGCCGATTTCAATATTTCTCGTGCAAACGGAATGTTGCTCATTTCTCTCCCCTTCCATACGCGGCGATGAGTAAACTCTCGGCGCGGTGTTCGTCCTTCTTGCGTTTCAGTTTTCCAGAATGCGCCAGATCTGGGAACCACTGCTGCGCCTGCCGGCGCGCGGCGTCCTTATCTTTCGGCAAATTCATACTCGACTTCCACTTGGCAGGCCGCACTTCGCTGTACGGATGGCCAGATAATGCGGCAGTTGTTAAGATTTGGCCGTAGGCAAACCCCAGCTTGAACACTGAAACCACGCCCTGCTTGGGCATAGCCTGTTGTTTTTCCAGCCAAATATGATCTACAGGTCCGGCGCTGTTGATGATTTCGAGCAGCGCGATCACGTCGACGCCACCCTCGGTGTAGACCGGCAGGTCGTGCACCTCAGCGAAGCCGTCAGCAAGTAGAGCGACGCCGCCGGTGCGGTAGCCGGGATCAATACCGATTGTAATCTTCGACAACATACCCACCCTTTTTGAGATGATCGACGATCAGTCGCTCGATTGTCAGTGACGCGCTGACGCGCTGACTTGCGCAATGCTCTTTAAGCATTTCCGCTATATCGGCGCGGATGCGCGGCCCGATTTGCTTTAACTCATGTTTCACGGTAGTCCCTCCATTTGTTTGCCCAGTGTTAACAGACTGAGAGCAGGGGTCAAGGTGGTGCCGAGATATTTCTTTTCTGTCGTCGCCGTGTTAATATGGTCGGGAACCTTTTGGAGCCAACCATGGAAGTCGACGCAATCTTGAATATACTTTTTGGAGTTGTTATCGCCGGCATTGGCTGGTGGCTAAAGACGCAACGCGAAGAGCTAGATCGCCTGCGCATCCTGCTCAACCGAACCCGCGAGGAAATGGCCAAGGAGTATGTCACGAAGTCAGACAGCTCCGAGGTTTTATCTCAGATTATGAATAAGTTTGACCGGCTCGAAGAGAAAATTGATAGGTTGATGGAGCGGTGATATGGACCCGGTCACTTGCATAGCCGCCGCCAGCGCAGCGTATAAGGGGATCAAGAAGGCTGTGGATTTTGGGAAAAGTGTCCACGAAATGTCCGGCGCTGTATCGCAATTTGCTAAGGCCGCATCTGATTTAGACTTCTTAGAAAAGAAGTCGCAGAAGCCGCCACTGTACAAAATGTTCAGCGACAATGAGGCTAACGCCTTGGAAATTTGGTCACAAAAACAACGTCTTGCAGAATATCGAGAGGATTTGAGAAACCATATTTCATGGCATTATGGTCCAAGTGCTTGGAAAGCCATAGTAAAAATCGAGGGCGAGCAACGTAAACGCCAACAAGAGCTGGTGTATAAGAAGCAAGAATTTATTGACAAGTGCATAAGTTTGGCAGTCGGAACGGCGCTTTTGCTTGCTGGGTTTGGCTCGTTGATCGCTATCTTGTTTTTCTTGGGCGTGAAACACGGGAAATGGTGATGTGATGTATCTACTTTTATGGTTCCAGCTAACTTCGCAGGTGATCCACTTTGAAGTGGGCCAGTATGGCAGCGAGAAAGAATGCTCCGATGAGCTGCGCAAGGCGGCTGTTTTAGTAACTAAAAATAACGAATATCTGCAATGCTTTAAGATTACAGGAGGCCAAAAATGACAATAGCAATGGAGCGCGTGCTGGCTTGGAAGCTGCTGCCGCGACTTATGATGATAATGATGTCAGTGTCAGCGTGGCGCGTCGTGGAGTGGTTTATGACGTTAAGCGATCCCACAACGCAGCAGTCAGCGCTGGTAAGTGTTGTGACTGGCGCGATGACAGGCGCTTTCGCAGTATGGTTAGGGCATGAGAAATGATCGGTCAGATAATCGGATCACTCGGCGGCCTTGCGGCAAGCTACATTGACGGCAAGACTGCCGTTAAAAAAGCCGAGGCTGAGACCAAGATGAAAATCGCCACTGGCGAAATCAGCTGGGAGCAAGCCGCGATTGAGGCTAGCAATAATTCTTGGAAGGATGAGGCGTGGACATTGTGCTTTATTTTCATAGTTTTAGGCAGCTTCATACCGGGGATACAACCTTACATGGCGCAAGGTTTCGCCAATCTGGATGCTGCGCCGCAATGGTTTCAATGGGCGATGTATGCAAGCATTGCGGCGAGCTTTGGCATACGCACAGTAAAGGGGTTGAAGAGGTAATGTTTCTCGCGGCCATCTTGATATGCCAGACTTTAAACGCGAAGTCTTGCACGGTGATCGCAAACTCAAAGAATATATGGTATAGCGAGGCCGAGTGCCAAGCTGACGCGATGAACTTCGCAATGGAGTTGGCTGAAAAAGGCTTTTTGGTCAAGCCGTATTGCTTCAAGTTAGGAGAAGGCGCATGAGCAAATCTACACCGGCGAAGGGCAAGGCCCGCGTCAAGGTCACGGCGTCCGGCAAGAAGGTCAGCTACGGCCAAGCCGGCAAGGCGAAGGGTGGCGGACCTCGGGTCAAGGCCGGCACTAAGAAGGGCGACGCATACTGCGCACGATCCGCGGCGCAGAAAAAGAAATTTCCGAAGGCGGCCAAAGATCCTAACAGTCCGCTAAACTTGTCACGCAAACGCTGGAAATGTGCCGGCACAAAATCGAAGAGGTCATAACATGAAATACGGTAATAAATCAGGCTTCAAACCCTGCCCCGGATGCAAGTCAAAATCATTATGCACAGCCGCCGGCGCGTGCAAGAAGAGCGTAAAAATCAAAATGGCGTAAGGAGTGCAGGTATGTCTCTCTATAAAAACATCGCAAAAAAGCGCGCGCGCATCAAAGCCGGAAGTAAGGAAAAAATGCGCAAACCCGGCACTAAAGGAGCGCCAACGGCCAGTGCATTCAAAAAGGCTGCCAAGACGGCTAAGAAGCCAGCTAAGAAAAAGGCTAAAAAATGAGTGAAGCAATGAAACTTCTCCAATCCAAGATTGGGGTTTCAGCCGATGGCGCGTTTGGCCCGAATACGGCCAGAGCAATCGCCAAGCATTACGACCTGTCGCCCGACCGCGGCGCGCATTTGCTTGGCCAGTCTCATCACGAGAGCGGCGGTTTTAAGCGCACGACTGAGGGTCTGTACTACTCAACCCCTGAGCGCATCCAAGCCGTCTGGCCGTCGCGCTTCCCCACAGTTAAAAGCGCCGAGCCGTATGCCAAGAACCCGCAGGGGTTGGCAAACAAGGTTTACTCAAGCCGCATGGGCAATGGCGACGAGGCAAGTGGTGACGGTTTTGCATTTTCTGGAAAAGGCTTCTTGCAGCTAACCGGCAAGTCAAACGTCAAGGCTTTTGCGTCGGACATGAGCTTGCCGGAGGTGCTTGAGTACCCGTCTAAACTGGCTGACGAGTATGCGTTTGAGACGGCCCTATGGTTCTTCCAGAAGAACGGCCTATTCGCTATTGCGGACGACGGCGTTGGTAATGATGTCATCAAGCGCATAACGCGAAAGGTGAATGGCGGGTATCACGGGCTGGAGGATCGCATCAACCAGACGCGCAAAATCCACACTTGGCTGTTGACCTAGTCAACTTAGCTAAGTTGCGGGTCCAAGATCAGAAGGCCAGCGCGGCGGTAGGCAGAGCGGGCGAGCATTTGGCACTCGCCCGCCTTTCTCTTGCCGGGTATCTCTGCACCTTGTGTCAGATCAAAGACCATGATGCGTATATACAGACGGCCACGCGCACGCTCACATTGCAAGTAAAAAGCGCAAGCAAGACGCATGGAATACAACAGAGATATAAATTCCACACAGTTAAGAAGATCGGGAAAAGGTCAGACGTTTACGCCTTTGTCGCGGTGGATCTGGATGCTGTAGTCTTTCGCCGTGGCGACGAAATCCTCAAGACGACAACGTATGTGTCGGAGGCGGAATTTCTAAACGAAAGCCAGTCGATGCAAAAAACTCTGGACAGCTTCAAATAATCTCTGGCGCCCATGTGTGGGCTTGCGTAGAAAGTTTGAGCGGGTGGTTCAACATATTGTTTGTTGGTTAACGTGCTCCGAATGCGCCAATCATTCCCACGACCACCCGCACGATTACTAGAATATAGTAAAGGCTAGGGCCATCAAGACGGCCCCACTAAAAAAACCAAAGACAGCTCCGATAAACCCTGCCGCGTTTATCATGCGTTCAATTTCCTTGTCATCCATCACACGTCATCCTCGAAATAGTTGGCCAGCGCCTTGATTGGCTGCTTACTGAACACCCAGCGCCACTGACGTTTAGTGCAACCCGGAACCTCGACCAAGTCGCGCACGCGGTATATCTTGTCAGCCTCCCACATCTTTTTAAGATAGTTTGATGTGCGCGGTACGCTCTCGCCCAGAAGCTCTGCGGCCTCTGAGGCGGTCACGCGCTGGTCATACGGTATCAGCGCGAACAGGCGGTTGCCTTGCTCGATGCTGTGCTGTTTGCTTTTCTCAGCGGCCACCAGCATGGACGGGGAGGTTGTCAGTGGCCTACGCGGGCCAGACGGCAGCAGGTCACGTTTGCCCGCTCGATACATG